GTGTCAGGATCACAGTATACAGGAAATGTATATGTGGCAAACACATCAGGAATTTCTATTAACAACAATGGAGCTCCGGGGAGTGGATCTAAAATTTATGTGGGAAATGCATCTCAAGTGTCTGCGGCAACCACATTTGGAGTAGGAAATAGCTTATCATCAATTAGCATTCCGGCAAACACATACATAAGCACGACTTCAACAGGTTCAACAACAACAGCGGGGATGTACATTTTTGGAACTCCTACATTGTCAGCGTCAAACTCTACAACGATCACCAACGGAGCTTCAATGTACATAGACGGAGCTCCAATTGCTGGAGGCAATGTGGTGATAACAAATCCGTGGGCACTGTACGTAAACACAGGAAACATATCTGCCCAAGCTTCTAGCGTGCTTTTTCAGAGGATGCAGCTGGGGACTAGTGCATTTTCAACATCTACAATAGGAACTTCTGGAAACTTGCTCAATGTGAATGCACTAACTGTTTCAGATAATATAACAGCAACCAGCGGCTCAGTTGTTCACGTTGCTGCAAATGGAATAGCGCAGACCACCTACACCACAACAGGAAACACGAACATAACATATGCAACTTCAAGCACTCTTTACATAGCAGGAGCTCCAATAGCAGGTGCAAACATGACCATGAGCAATCCTTACTCACTGTTTGTGAACTCTGGAACAGTATACATAGGAGGAAGTGTAAACATGGCTTCCAACTTGTCCATAGGATCCTACAGTGGCCAGTCGATATTCTACATAAACAAAATCGGTTGGAACGTTGCAGCTTGGGGAACCACAGGAGTTGCAACAAACGTCGTGGGAAACGTCTACAAGGACTCAACCTCTACATCAGGGTCGACTGTAGCTGGCATGACTGTATTCAGTTCATTTGGAGCTCCCACCCTTTCTTCTTCGTTGGCTGTTTCGGGGTCCTCTGTTACATACTCAACAGCGTCTACAGTTTATATAGCCAGTGCACCACTTGCGGGAGCAAATGTCACCATGTCAAATCCATACGCTCTGTATGTCAATGCGGGTAATGTTTATTTAGGACCAGGTACAACTTTTTCTAACAGGATACTAAATAACTTAAATAATGCTTTTAGCACAACAGCTATAGGTGTAAACGGTTCTTTATTTGCACTGTCTTCTGGTGTTATTACTGATACTTCAACTGCTGTGAGCGGTACAGTGGCTACGTACGCTATAAATGGGATAGCCCAATCTACAATAGCAGCGTCCAGCTCAAGGGTTACATACACCAATGCGGCCACTCTGTACATAGCAGGAGCTCCAGTAGGTAGCACCAATGTGACAATGAGCAACTCCTGGTCTCTTTACGTTAACAGCGGGTCTGCTTACTTTGGCGGCTCACTGACGGTCAAAGGACAGTTGGCAAACGTTGCTTCTCCACTGATTTTAACATCTGGAAGTGGGGCAGGGACTGGATCGATCATATCAGCCACTGGATCGGTAAACGGAGGAGTGCTGTACGTCACGGCAGGATCTTCTCCCGCTGCAAACTCAACCATAGTCACTCTGACATACTCCTCTCCATTTCCTACTGGGTCATCTGTCCTGTTGTACCCTGCAAACTTTGCAACGGCCAATTTGACGGGATCTGCAACAGTTTTTGCTTCAGGAAGCACAACAGGATTCGGAATTTTTGCAAACTCAAGCTCGTTGGCATCTTCTTCGTTGTATGCATGGAACTACGCTGTGGAGGGATATTGAGTTTTTTGTTTTAAAATTGACATATTTATTAATAAAAAATGAAGTCAATACAGCCAGTTTCAGTGTACCAACCTGGAATAGCATCATTGAATCCACCAACAGCTCAGGCAACCAGCTTTGACGTGACCATAATCAATGATAATTTGGTCGACATGTGCCAAATGTACTTTGAGCTATACGACGATAGCGGTGGGAGGGTTTACTATGGAAACACGTCTATAGTCGGAGACGATTATGCAAATTGGAATGGAAACAACGACTATCCTTATCAGTACATAGCAAAATTATTTTCTTTGACTATTTTAGAATAGCGGCAATTTGTCTAACTAACCTGGATATTTATATACATAAGATAAAATACATAAAATGACAATCATAGCAATACTACTTTTGACTGCTGTTCTTTATGTGTTGTATTTGAGCAACAAAAAAAAGATAGAGAACTTTGAAAGTAAAGTTGAGGAAAAAGAAAAGGCTGAAGTTGAAAGTGCAACTAAAATTATTGATGCAGTCGCATCAGATGCAAATAAAATTATTAGTAAGGCAAAGAGCATTGCAACGGAGGATACTAAGGCAGTGCTGACAACTGCCGAGCAGGCAATTTCAGAGGTAAAAAAGATAACAAAAAAGTCTTAAAAATTCTATAAAAAACACAGTTTATGGCAGAAGTTAAAAAGCTCACAGAACAGGAATTCTCAAGGTTGAATTTGTTAAAACAGGACGCAATAGAAGTGGCGTCTGCTTTGGGAGAATTGAACTATCAAAAAACAATCCTTGAATTGCAGATTCAAGAACTGACCCAAAAGATAAAAACAATAAGATCGAAGGAGTCAGAATTTTTTCAGGAGTTGAGAGACATCTATGGAACAATTTCCATCAATATCAACACAGGTGAGTTTCAGTAGTGAGTTTTGACAGACTGGCCCCATATTTATTGGTAGATAAAAATAATGTAAATGGCCGAAACACTCATTAGCCCAGGAGTTTTCTTGAATGAAAACGATCAAAGTCAAATAACCCAGGGTCCAATTGCAGCTGGAGCAGCTGTGGTGGGCCCAACAGTATTGGGACCAGTTAACACTCCAACTCTAGTAACTTCATACTCACAATACAAGCAGATATTTGGATCCACCTTCATCTCAGGAGGTGTGACTCTTGAATACACAACCAACGTAGCTGTCCTAAACTACTTCAACCAGGGGGGAAACTCTCTTCTTGTGACCAGGGTGGCTTCAGGTTCATACACCTCAGCAACTGCAAGCGTTCCAAGCCAAACAGGCCTGACAACTGCAAGCCTGGTGATTGACTCNTCNACCATAGCAACNGGCTCTGGGATNTCAACTTCANTGGTGATAAACGGATACACNTTTGTCATAACNGGGTCAAGCTTTGGCTCTGCTCCAGTGAGCACAAGCTACGTCAGCTCAGGATCGACCTACCCATTAACATCAAATNCACTNACTGCATCAATAAATGCGGTGAAGAGCACNATAAACGTAACAGCNTCGTTGGTGAGCGGAAACACGTTCACAGTGTCTGCAACGACTCCTGGAATTCAGGGAAACACGTACTACTACANTTCTGGAAGCAACACCTACCTGTTCTCAGGAGGCACAAATTCAGTGTCCTTTCAGCTGTCAACATTGTCAGTCGGCCAGGTGATGAACAATGCAACTTCATCTCAGCTGACGCTAAACTCTTTGCCGTCAGGATCCTCTTCAAACATCAGGTGGGAGATAGTTCAGACCAGCACTGGATCTGGACTCTTCACAGTAAACATAAGAAGAGGGGACGACTACGAGAACAGCAAGACCGTTNTTGAGAGCTGGACCAATCTTTCGCTGGATCCTAACCAAAGCAACTACATATCCTACGTTATAGGAGANCAGTTCCAGACCCTTACGCAGGACCCAAGCACAGGAACTTACTACNTGCAGATGACAGGAAGCTACACAAACAAGTCNAAGTACGTGTACGTGTCGTCNATCACTCCNACTCCAAACTACATCAACCAGCTTGGAAAGCCACAGAGCCAATACACAGGTTCTCTGCCCCTTTTGGGATCAGGATCCTACAACGGAGGTTTTGGAGGTGCAAACGGCGCATTCTGGGGTTCTTACGGACTTGCCCCTCTCAACATGTTTGAGAGCATACCAACTGTGACCTCAGTGTACACAAACCCAACAACGAACATTCAGGGAGTTTACGCCCCAGACTACGACGTGGCAATAAGCCTGTTGAGCAATCAGGACCAGTACGACTTCAACATCGTATACGCCCCGGGGCTAAACAACCAAAATGCCCCAACAGAAATAAACAACCTTCTGTTGCTTGCAAGCAACAGAGGAGACAGCATAGCAGTGGTTGACATGGTTGGATACAACCAGCAGCTCTCCACTGTGACTAACCAAGCAATAAGCTTTGACAACTCCTACGGAGCAACGTACTGGCCGTGGGTGCAGATAAGGTCCTCAGAGACTGGAAGGATGAACTTTGTGCCGCCTTCCGTGCTAATACCAGCCGTGTACGAGTACAACGACAAGATTGCGGCAGAGTGGTGGGCCCCAGCAGGTCTGAACAGAGGAGGACTTTCAACTGCTCTTCAACCAGAAAGAAAGCTGTCAATCACCGACAGAAACACACTCTACGCAAACAGAGTCAATCCAATAGCAACGTTTGCTGGAGTTGGAACTGTAGTGTACGGCCAAAAGACTCTGCAGGCAAAGGCATCTGCTCTGGACAGGGTTAACGTGAGAAGACTTCTGATATCCTTGAAGAGGTACATAAGGCAGATAGGGCAGACTCTGGTGTTTGAGCCCAATACACAAGTGACGTGGAACAAGTTCCTAAACCAAGTGAATCCTTATCTGGAGTCAGTTCAGCAGAGGCAGGGCCTCTACGCATTCCAGGTGGTGATGGACAGCACAAACAACACGCCGGACCAAATAGACAGAAACATACTGGTGGGAAGCATATACCTGCAGCCGACCAGAGTTGCTGAGTTCATACAGCTGGACTTCAACATACTTCCAACAGGGGCAACTTTTGCACAGTAAAAAAATACACAGATAAATGAAAGATAGCACGTTAATAAGGATAAAGGTGCCAAAGGCCCTCTACGAATCAGCTCTTAGACAGGCACTTTTGGAGGCAAAAGAGCCAATTGGAGGCCCCAAGGGAAGGAAGTACTCAAAGGAGGACGACTACGACAAGCCTGCAAAGAAAGTAAACCCTGCAAAGAAGTACAAGGACGCTGAACCAAAGAGGGGAGTCGGCGCGCACAAGGGAAAGGCATTCGTGAAGGACGACGCCTACACAGAGAAGGTGAGCAAGAAGAAGAGCCTTAAAGAGGATGAGTTTGGCTCTGCATACCCCCACCCACACGAGAACACGGGAGGATCGAGGAACGCAACCCTGTACCCAAACAGAAAGCCAGAGCTGGACGCTAACAGACTGGCGGAGAAGAAGAAAATTCAGGAGCGCAAGCGCAGGGCGGAAAAGAAGCACAACGACGCTGCTGAGGACAAAAAGTTGATAAAAAAACTGGTAAAGCCGGGAGCTCTTAGGGGTTCAAAATAATTTTTTACAGCAGATACTTATACTAAACAAAGAATTACACCATGCCACTGTTGGATCCAAATGAGATAATGTTCACTAGCTTTGAGCCGATGGTTCAAAACCGCTTCGTGTTCTACGTAGACGGAGTACCATCCTACCTTATAAAAAAGGCGGACGCCCCAGGAGTGACTCTTGGAGAGATAAAAATTGAGCACATAAATGTCTACCGCAAGCTGAAGGGAAAGGCCGAGTGGAAGGACATAACCCTGGAGCTCTACAGCCCAATATCTCCGTCGGGCCAGCAGGCAGTGATGGAGTGGGTGAGGCTGCACCACGAGTCTGTGACGGGAAGGGACGGCTACTCTGACTTCTACAAGAAGGACTGCAGCCTTTCAATACTCGGCCCAGTTGGGGACATAGTGTCCGAGTGGGTCATCAAGGGAGCTTTCATAAAGGACGCGGCTTTCGGCTCGTACGACTGGGCAACCGCTGATCCCACAATGCTGACGCTGTCACTTGGAATGGACTACTGCGAGCTTCAGTACTAGCAAATACTTTAAATTTTACAGAGCCTCCAAATTTGGGGGCTTTTTTGTTTTAAAAAGGTTGTATGCGTATATTTATTATAAATACAATTTATGACGGATTCAAAGTTCACTGCGCCGACCGAGGTGGTCGACCTTCCAAGCAAGGGCCTGCTGTACCCAAAGGACAATCACCTGTCCTCGGGCAGCGTGGAGATGTACTACATGACTGCTAAGACAGAAGACATACTGACAAACACAAACCTTCTTCGACAGGGGCTGGCAGTGGAAAAGATGCTGAAAGCCCTGATAAAGTCCCCAATAAACTACGAGGACCTTACGATAGGGGACAGAAACGGCCTGCTGATCGCCGCAAGAGTGCTGGGATACGGGAAGGAGTACATAGTTGAGGCGACGAATCCAAACACAGGAGATTCAGAAAAAGTGAACGTTGACCTGCAGACGCTGAAGTACAAGGAAATAGACTTCTCCGTATTCAGCAATGGAGAGGCGACCTACGAGCTGCCGCACACAAAGAACGTGGTGACGTTCAAGATTCTGACGGTTGGCGACGACAAGAAGATAGACGAGGAGGCAAAGTCACTAAAAAAGGCCCTTGGAATTGAGCTGGGAGCCAGCGAGAGGCTCAAGTACCAGATCACGTCGATCAACGGAGAGAGGTCTCCAAAGGCGGTCAGAGAGTTCATAGACTCTGGTGCGCTTCTTGCTAGGGACTCTAACCCTCTTAGAAAGTACATAAATTCTGTGACTCCAGACGTTGAAATGAGGGCGACTGTCACCTTCAAGGACGGCACGGACCTGGACATAGACGTTCCGATGACGGCAGAGTTCTTTTTTCCCAACATCGGCGTATAGACCCGTCTTCATGAACGAAGTCTTTGAGCTCGTGTACCACGGGGGAGGAGGCTTCAGCTACTCAGAGGTGTGGAATATGCCGGTTCCCCACCGTCGTTTCAGTCTTAGAAAGATAAACGAATACCTGGAAAAGGTCCAGGAGATGAGAGAGAAGAGCAGCAAGGTTTTGACGGAGAAGTCCGACCTGAGACAGTCAGTCAGAGTGCCAGACCACGTCAACAGAGCGTCCCAGAATGAGCAGGCGTTCGTTTCCAAAGTGCAGCCAAAAAAATAGGCCAATTCAATATTTATATGGGTAAAACCACCACGAATGTCTGTTAGCAAGGAAGGCAAAGAAGTAAAAGCATTTTTGCAGGAAATAAAAAAGAGCGAGGGAGACTACAACGACCTGCTAAAGGATTCCATAAGGGGGCTGGACCGCATCATTGATGCGTACGAAAAGATACAGGAGAAAGTCAATGGCCTCTCCAAGTCGACAATAAATTTGTCTGCGCTCAACAAGGAGCTGGAAAAAGCAAAAGCAAAAGAATTCACATCTTCCAAAAAGCTGTCAGAGCTGCAAAAAGAGATAAACAAGGACGGAAGGACCGGAGTCGCCAATGCAAATGACTATATAAAATCTCTCAGCAAGTTGAAGGACTTAGAGGACCAGATACAAAAAGCGGCCGCAATTGGAGACAAAAAGAGAGGAATCAGTCTGCAGAGGGATTACAAGTTGGAACTTGAAAGAAATGAGAGGCAAAAAACAGGTTTGACTATTCAGGAGGCTGCCTACATAGGTCAGCTGAAGGCAAACCAAATTGCAAAGGAGGCGGTCAATTATGCTCAGGATCACGTGGACAAGGAGAAGGAGGTTGCAAAGAGAGTGGGATTCACTGGAAATCTCATTGGTCAAGTCAGCAAGTACTTGAAGATTGGTGGAAAATTGTACGAAAAAATAGTCTTAGAGGCAAGGGAGGGCGAGAAGACCACTAAAAATTTGGTAATTGCAATTTCTTCTTTGGGAATTACTGGGTACGTAGCCACGAGGTCTTTGGCAAAAGGACTGGCACAAGTTGTTGCTCCAATGAAGAGCATCAATGCCAATTCAACAGGAGTGGTCTCAAACCTAACCAGCAAACTTTCTAGCATTATAAAAAGCATACCAGTGGTAGGAGGACTGCTGGGAGGGTTAGTAGATGCATTTTCAAGCATTGCAGACCTTTTGTTGGGAGCCAACGATCAGATAGTGAAGGTTGGAAGAAACCTTGGGCTAAGCACAGCGCAGGCAGAACAAATGGCCCACCACTTTCAGGACTTGTCATATGCCAACAACGACGTATTTGTCACCTCAACAAAGCTGCTGGAGACTCAGGTGTCCATAGGCGCCCAGCTGGGAATAAACAACCAGCTGACAGACGAGCAGCTGTCAACCCTCAGCAAGCTCAAGGACATTGCTGGCATTGACGAGGAAACTCAAGCAAGAATAGCAGAGAGCTCTGTTATCACAAGCAGGTCTGCGCAGAGCACGGTCAATTCGGTTTTGGCCCAGGTTGTTGGACTGCAAAAAGCCACAGGAATTGCTCTTAATCAGAAGCAGGTGCTAAAAGAAGCGTCCAGTTTGGGGGGGTACCTGGGACTGTCATTTGCAAAGTACCCCGGGCAGCTGTCAAAGGCATTGGTTGAGGCGAAGACCCTTGGCCTGGAGCTGAAGCAACTGGACTCCATGGCAGACTCCTTTTTGGACTTTGAATCGAGCATATCAAGCGAATTTGAGGCCCAGCTCTTAACAGGAAAGGACATAAACCTGTCAAAGGCAAGGGAGCTGTTCTTGAACAACGACCTGGCGGGAGCGGCTGAAGAAATAACCAGCCAGGTGGGAAGCTCTGCGGACTTTTTAAAGATGAACAGAATCCAGGCGGAGTCCCTTGCAAAGGCATTTGGAATGTCAAGGGACCAAATGGGAGAAATGCTAAAAAAACAGGAGCTGCTCTCCAAGATAGGAGCAAAGGACACGGACAATGCACAGAAGCAGTTGGAGATAGGAATAAAGAGGTTCCACGGGCAGAAAGAGCTGGCAGCAGCAATCGGGGAGGAGGCCTACCAAAACATGTTAAACGCATCCACACAGGAAAAGATAGCCGCCTACGTGGACAAACTAAAGACGTCAATAGTGGACTTTGTGGAAAAATCTGGGCTGATAGACAAAATTACGGGATTTATTGATTGGCTTTCGAATCCAAAAAACATGCAGGGAGTGCTGAACACCATAAAGGGGGTCATAGCAAATGCAATAGACTTTTTTGGATATGTGGCTTCGAGCGTTGCAGACTTGATAAGCCACCTGCCTTTTACTGACAAAGAAAAGTGGCAGGGAATATCGGATAGCATAATGAGGGGAACAGCGGGTGCTTCTGCAGCAGTCAGAGGCGTTGGTGGATCCTCATTCGGGTCAGAGAGCGTTGCAGGAAATGCTGCAAGCTCAACAGTCGCGCAGAGCCAGACAATCCAGTACACGCCGTCTGCAGCGGCAGCAGCCACGGGGGGACCAAACATATACATAGTGGGAGAAGAAATTAACGGAAGGATGATATATAGGCAGACCGACCAAAGCCACTTTCCTAGTTTTGATAAAACAACTCTTGCGACTGCAGGAAACAAATAATCAAAAAAATGCCATTAGTAGATTTAAAGACAAAATTGAAGGACCTTAAGTTTGGATCTGACAGGGCAATGGGAGGAAGCTCAGGCCAACCGTATGTGAAGTTNCAGAGCCCTGACAGCGTTCCGACTCAGTTGATTGCGGACTTTTGGCAGAGCACAAGGGATGGGCTGGACTACCCAATAAGGGGATCCAGCGTATTTGGAGCAGGAGGAATCATGAGCACTCCCAACGGGGAGATCGACAGGCAGAGGATTGGAGAATTTTTGAGGGACTCACCAAGAGGATACACTTTTGTGCAGAAGCAGATCGGGCTGCAGAAGTCCAATCCACGCATGGAAACAGGAATTCCAAACAGCACATTGACAAATATTCAAAGCATTGTTGGATCGATCGACAACATAATTCCTGGTGTGAATCTTGGAATAGGAAGGACAATAAATTCTTACATAAACGACTCTTTTACTTTCAATGGAGCTGGAGGAAACAACCAAATTTATAACAATGGGAGGAACACCCTAGCGCAGGTTGCATCGTCTGGTACGGGCACTCACATTCCCTACGGGGGATTGGCTCCCTACGACTTAAACGCGCAGTACTACGTCGACACAGTAGGGCAGCAAATTGGGCTGGGAGTGGACGCAAGCAAGTACAACAGGCTCCTCCTCCTTCAGCAGAGCAAGNTNATCTTGGACAATTCAAGCAATCAGACTTCGTTGCTTTCATACGAGGCAGTCAACCTTGGAATATCTCCAAGAGATTTTGTTTTGTTTGACTACCCAGGCGGGCCTGGATCTACCTATGGAATAGGAAACACAGTGATCAACAGAGCAGTAGACAGCTCAGAGGCGTACGGCATGACCCAGGATGGATCAACCCAGCAGCTGTTTCCCAACGTGTTCACAATGACGTACTCTCAGATTGCTGGGATGGAGAGCAACACACCAGGAGTTCTTTCTGGAAACGGAAAGGACAGAAATTCTACCATACTCTATGACTTCAGGGACCTCACTGGAGCTCCCAAAGGCAGCAGTACGTGGACAAAGCAGCAGGGGGTGGACTACAGGTTCTACAGCAGTGGAGTGGACAACATGAACAGCGCAATACTAAAGAGCTTGACGGCGGACGATCCGTTCAGCAACATAAGCCAGGGCTCTCCTGACGACATAATAAAGTTTGGGTTTGAGTGTATGAGCAATGACTTCCCAGGACAGTCCGTTCCTCTTCTGTTCAGGGCCTTTCTGATCAATGGAATAAATGACTCAAACACAGGCGAGTGGAGCTCATTTAAGTACATGGGAAGAGGGGAGACGTTCTACACCTACCAGGGATTCACAAGGCAGATATCGTTTGCTTTCAAGGTAGTTGTGTTTTCCCAGGACGAGCTGCAGCCACTATACAACAAGCTGAACTACTTGGTTTCACAGGTGTATCCAGACTACTCAAACGACGGCTACATGAGAGCTCCACTGGTGAAGGTGACCATAGGGGACTACCTGTATCGTGTGCCGGGAGTGCTTGAGAGCGTCAACGTGACGGTGGACAACAGCTCCCCATGGGAGCTCCAAGGCTACGACTCTGGGAGCGTGGCCCAGCTTCCAAAGATGCTGGACGTTGCAGTGTCCTTCAAGCCAATATTTGACGAGCTGCCAAGGAGGTCGGTGAC